CCGGATGCCTGCATGGCTGCCCATACTGCTACGCCAGAAAAGTGGCCAACCGCTTCGGGATGGATTTCGCGCCGGGACTCGACGAGGTGGATGGCTGCAAGTATGACAGCCATGAAGGTATAGACACGATGCTTGAGCTGAACGCTCCGTTCTATAAAGGAGGCAAGAAACAGCCATACCCGATGGCCTTCCTGCCGACGTTTTTCAGGTACAAACTCGAGGAACCAACAAAGAGAAAGAAGCCAGCCACGATCTTCGTGTGCAGCATGGCCGATCTGTTCGGAGAATGGGTACCAGATAAATGGATCCTCGAGGTATTCGACGCCTGCAAGGCAGCACCATGGCACAATTACCTATTCCTCACAAAGAACCCGCAACGATACTGCAAACTCGCAGACGCTGGAAAGCTGCCAGAGCTCGACAACTTCTGGTACGGCTCCACAATAACAAAGCCCGGCGAGTGTATGTTTGCCGGGAGTATTCACTGGAACACCTTCCTCAGCATCGAGCCACTACTCGAACCGCTGGACGTCGGGATCGGCAGCTTCGGAGGTGCCAAGTGGATCATTATCGGAGCAGAAACCGGAAACCGCGCCGGAAAGGTCAAACCTGAGCGCGCGTGGATCGAAAGCATCGTCAAGGCTGCAAGACTGACACAAGCGGCCGTTCTTATGAAGGACAGCCTGATCCCGATCGTCGGCGAGGAGAACATGATCCGGGAGTTCCCTGAAGCTCTCAAAATATAAGAACAGGAGGTCAAAATCATGAATATAAGCAAGATCATGAGAGACATAGCAGTGATGCAGATTATCAATGTCTACGAGGCAATAAAAGGCCCGGCATCAGAGGAACTTATTAATGCTCTCAAAAAAGCATCAGCCTCCGAACTTACGGAAGCAGCGAGTTATTTGCCGGCAATAATTCAAACGGCCATACTGAACCAAGCATGGCAAGATTATGAAAGAGAAAAGGAAAAGCAAAGCGAACCATCTACTCATATGGCAATTATTAAAAAAATGTTTGAGAACTAAGGAGGCGTAACGATGAAATTATCACTATTTTCAATAATCGGCGGCACGTTCTACCAGTTCAGCGACGTGCCAATCACAGAGGAAACTCTCAGACAGTTCGAGGAGGAGGTTGGCAACAAAGTGACCGAAAGACTCAGCAGCATAGCCCCTATCCTCACCTCACTGATAAAGATCACGCCCGAGCTCGTGGTCAGTGATGAACACAACGGCGACGTCATGGTGAAGGACATCATCCTCGAAACCAAGGATCTGGCAGCTGCGTCCGCTGCTTCGGTGGTCACAATGGCAGGAGACGACACAAAAAAGCTGGAACAGTCCGAAGGCTGCTATCACTGCAAAGACGGATTTTTTCGGGATATACTCGGAAACCCTTGCTGGTATGACTTCTGTCCGTCATGTGGCCGAAAACTCGACAGAGACGCGGCACTCATAGATCCGGCCGTGTTCATAACAAGGCATGAGGCCCTTCAGCTCGTAAACAACGAGCGCAACCGTCAGGACGCGAAATGGGGAGAACAAAACCACGCGCCTCAATACTGGACAGGGATCCTCGGTGAGGAATATGGCGAATATTGCCAAGCAGTCAACGAGACGGTATTCTTCAACGGCGAGGAAGCTCGGAAGCTGGGCGGCTATGACAACATGATGAAGGAGCTCACCCATGTGGCAGCCGTGGCCGTCGGGGCCATGGAGGCACTCATGAGAGCAAAGATTCAGGAAGGCGGTGAAAACGATGCGTAAATTAACACCGGAACAGGCACTAATCAGGAGAGTCAGGAAGCACCGCGAAATATGTAAGGCCCTGAACGACACATATGCAAAGAAGAACGCCGACTACGGCAACGCCTTCGGCGACACCTTCCAAGAGCTCGGCATCGTCTCGGCAGTGACAAGGATCATAGATAAAACCAACCGCCTGAAATCGCTATGCAGGCCCGGAGCTGATCAGAAGGTCAACGACGAAAGCATCCGGGACACCCTTCTGGATCTGGCCAACTATGCGATCATGACGGTGATGGAAATGGACGCTCAGGGAGGTGACGGATCCAATGGCTAAGAAGAAACCAAAGCCGGACGCAGATGCTCCGGAGCTCTTTGACTACCAAACAACCGCAGAGCCCAAAGCGTGGGCCGACGGGATCCCGGTATTCTGCGCCCATGACGCCATCGTCAAGACCTCGGAGCTCAAGCCGAACCCGAAGAACCCAAACCAGCACCCTCCTGAACAGGTGAAACTCCTCGGGGCTATTATCCGGGGCCAAGGATGGCGCGGGCCGATCACCGTCAGCACTCGCAGCGGCCTGATCGTCAGAGGACACGGCCGACTAATGGCTGCGCAGCTGGAGGATCTGGCTGAGGTTCCGGTCGATTATCAGAATTACGCAAACGAGGCCGAAGAAATGGCCGACCTCGTGGCCGACAACAGGATCGCGGAGCTCAGCGACCCCGACACCAAGATGCTGGCCGAGGTATTCGCAGACATAGACACCGGAGAGATCCCCTTCATGCTCTCCGGATATACCGAGGAGGAATATGGCAACATCGTCAGCGCCCTCTCTGAGGCCATCCATGCGAAAGAGCTCGAGGATCCGGATGCCGTCATCGAACCACCGGCCGAACCGGTCACTCAATACGGAGACCTCTGGATCCTCGGACGCCATCGAGTCCTCTGTGGAAACTGCACGGAGCAAAAAGACAGGGATCTGCTGCTCAATGGTGCGACACCGGAGATCCTTCTCACTGACCCGCCCTACTGCTCAGGAGGAAGCAAGGAGAGCGACAAGAGCAACGGCAGCATCGGAACCGTGAGAAAAGGCGAACCCGTACCGATGATCGCCAACGACATCCTCAGCACCCGAGGCTATCAGAACTTGATCCGGAACGCCCTCACAAACATCCCCTGCCTCTTTGCTTATATCTTCACAGACTGGAGAATGTGGGTGTATTTATTCGACCTCGTGGAGGCCAGCGGCTTCGGAGTCAAGCAGATGCTCGTCTGGAATAAAGGTACGCCGGGCATGGGCGTCGGTTGGAGATCACAGCATGAGCTCATAATGTACGCAGCGCGAGGCGAGAGCAAATTTGACGGCCACAAAGGTTACAGCAACGTCCTCGAGTGCTCCAGATCGGGCAACGAGTTCCACCCGACTCAGAAACCGGTCGAGCTGATCGGCATGATAATCGACAACACGCTATGGGCTAAAGGAGTATATGACCCCTTCGGAGGCTCCGGCACGACACTGATCGCCTGCGAGCAATATGATCAGACCTGCTACACCATGGAGCTGACGCCGGCCTTCACCGACGTGATCGTCAAGCGCTACATAAGAGCAACAGGAAAACAGAACGTCAAATGCATCAGAAACGGGCAAGAGCTTCCTCGTGAGGCCATAGAGAGAATATTCGAGCCCGGTGACATAGGAGGAGGTGAAAGGGAGTGATGCCCTGAACAAATGACGAGAACACAGCCGCAAACCATCAAGGAAAGATTAAAGGAGTACACGGCCATGCTCCGGGAGATCGACAACCAGATCGAGCGCCTCGAACGTATGGAGGCGACCATGACCTCCCCTTCTGGCCCAAACCTCACAGGGATGCCGAGAGCAAGCGGAAACACCAGCGACCGCGTCGCCATTCAAGTGGCCCGCAAAATAGAGCTTGAGGAGACTATCAAAAAAGCCATCGAGGAAGAACGCAAGGAGCGCGAGGCCATTGAGATCATGGTGCAGCAAATAAAGAAACCGGACGAGCGCGCCGTCATTCGCCTCCGCTACTTCGACCGGGCAGAGTGGCCGGAAATATGCAAGATCCTGTTCGGTGAGTCTGAGGACTTTGACGTCAACACTGACAACTATATGCGCAAGACATTCAGGATCCACGGTACGGCCTTAATTAGCCTCGCTGAGGTGGCTGGAGAAAGCTCAAAGGGTAAACCTATACCAGAGCCGAGAAACACGCCAGAAAAGGCACACAGCGCCTCAAAACGGACAAAATGAGAGGAAACCGTATAAAATGGCATTGAAATATATGGCGAACGATGTTACGGTATATCGTGAAGAAATCCGGAGAGCGTACGGAGAGCGACCGCCGGTCGACCGCCAAACGTCCAAAGGATAACCGAAAAACGTCAGGGAATACAACTCCCCGGCGTTTTTTATTTGCCCGAAAGGAGGGAACGTCATGGCATCCAAAACCAGCGGATCCATGAACATCAGCCTCAAGGGATATGCCAACCTCGTGAAAGAGCTCCACAAGATCAACAAGGACAGCGAGACGGTAATCAAGCGAACGACGAGCGACTTCAAAAGCCGAGCTCCTGCATGGGTGGCAGCTGCCGTAAGTCAGACCTACGGGATCAAGAAGTCAGAAATCACCAAGGCCAAGACATCGGCCAAGCCCGTCGGCAAGATCGTCGTCGCCGGCTTAATGGTCGACAACGTGCAGCTCACATTCTCCGGCCGAGTCCTGACGCCGACACACTTCAACATGAAGCCAAAGTCCAGACCGAAATCGACAAAGGACGAAACCGGGAAAACTATCAGGAGGGCCAAGAGCTATACAGTCACGGCCGAGATCTTCAGGGGCCAACGCAAGGCGCTCGGTTCCAACGTGTTCCTCGGCACCAACAAAGGAACGGCCGACATCCCATTCCAAAGGGTGGGCCAAAGCCGCACACCGATCAAAGCCGTCAAGACGCTGAGCATCCCGCAGATGATCACCAACGAGGACGTCGCTGCTCAAATCCAAAAGAACATCGACGAGGGCCTCACCAAGAGGCTGGAGCACCACATCAAACAAGCCATGGCCAAGCAAGGCAAATAGGAGCCACACAAAAGCTCCAGAATGGCATCAGACGCACGATAACCGACCAAGCCGACCAAATATATCGTCCAAGCCCAAAAGGAACGAATACAGGCCAAAATAAACGCTCAGGAACGACCATACGCGCCGAACAAAATGCGCAAGGTACTTCCGCTGATCCTTTTTCGCCTGCGGTGCTGGCGAGCCCGGGAATCGTGTAGTCAAGGAAAAATTTTT